GTTAATAATTACTAACTAAAGTAATAAGACTTTAAGGGGACAGTGCTAACTATATAGAGTAATATGTCTTCACTAAAAACCTTTCGTCATAGAAAGATAATTTAAAGAATGATTACTGATAACAAGGATGTCTCTACTGTCAAGACTAACAGTCCTGTCTCTGAACCTGGACAGGTTGTCTTACAAAAAAGAAAAGGTGGTAGGCCTAAGAAAGCAGACATCCAAGCCAAGTTAAAACCAGGCAAGGTTGGTCGTCCTGCTGGCGACTATCAAAAAGCCAGAGAACTATGCGCTAGGATGCTTGTCTCTGAAGGCGATAGGATGTTAAGGACTTTGATTGAGATGGCGCTTACAGATGGTCATCCTAATCAGATGGCAGCATTAAAGATGTGTCTAGATCGTTCGCTACCAATTAGTTACTTTGAAAGCAAAGGCGAAGCAGGACAAAATGCTGGTGGTATTGTGATTAACATTAGCGGTATGACACAGGTTCAAAGTAGTTCTGATGCAGAAGATAGTGTTATAGATGTGGAGGTATCAGATGGTAGCAGGTAAACGAAAAGAAGCTATGCTGGCTGGAGAAACTCACTACTTTACCGGCATACCCTGTAAGCACGGACACATCGACAAAAGACTTGTTGTAAATGGAAGTTGTATGTCGTGCATCAGAGAAAAAAACGCTGAAATATACGAGTCGTATTATAGACCGTATGTTCAAAAGAATAAGCAAAAAATTAAAGAAACGATGTCCCGTTATCAGAAAAACAATAAGGGTAAGGTTAATTCAAGAACTGCCGAACGCTATTCTTCAAGGATGCAAAGAACTCCTAAGTGGATTACAAAAGATGATCGATGGTTAATGCAAGAAGCATACTTACTAGCACAGTTGAGGGAAAACACTACTGGTGTAAAATGGCAGGTAGATCATATAATACCAATGCGCGGTCAAAACGTAAGCGGTCTTCATGTCCCATCAAACCTACAAGTTATTACTTGCTTTGAAAATGTAGCTAAAAATAATTCTTGGAATTGGGAAACCCAAAATTGGAAGTAAACTGGAAACTCTTACCGTGGCAGTTGGAAGTCTGGCAAGACAAACATCGATTTAAAGTCATTGCTGCTGGTCGTCGGTGTGGTAAGAGTAACCTTGCTATAAAGATGTTGTTGGCAAAAGCACTACAAGCTCCTAAAGGGTCTTCTGTGGTTTATGTTGCCCCTACTCTTGGACAGGCTCGTCAGATTGCTTGGGATGCTTTGTTAGATCAGGGTGCTAAATTTGTTAAGCAAGCGCACGTGAACAACATGAATATTACCCTAACCAATGGAAATATTATTTATGTTAGGTCTGGTGAAAACCCTGATGCGCTACGAGGATTAAAGTTGTTTTTTGCTGTTATTGATGAGGCAGCATTTATAAAAGAAGACTTGTTTACAAAGATTATAAGACCTGCGTTAGCAGACTTAAAAGGCGAGGCTGTTCTTATATCAACACCTGACGGCAGGAATTGGTTCTATGATGCGTATAAGACTGGTGAGAGTGATAAGTTTAAAGATTGGAAGAGTTGGCATCTAACCACCAAAGACAATCCCACCATTGACCCAGAAGAGATTGAGTCTGCTAAACAGTCACTAAGTACATTCCATTTTAACCAAGAGTTTTTGGCATCGTTTACTAACTCTGGTTCTGGTTTGTTTAAGGAAGAATGGTTAAAGTATGGTGATGAGCCATCAGAAGGATCATGGTATATCGCTATAGACTTGGCAGGGTTTAAGGAGGTTAGTAATGCTACCACAGCAGCGGATAAGAGGTTAGACCAGTCTGCTATTGTTGTAGTAAAGGCCACTGATGATGGAATATGGTTTGTAGAGAAGATTGAGTATGGCAGATGGGGTATTGATGAGACTGCCATGCGTATTATTAAGAATGTGACGGAGTACAGTCCTGTTGCTGTTGGGCTGGAGAAGGGAATGGCAAGGCAGGCTGTGTTAGGGCCATTAGAGAAGTTAATGCGTCAATACAATACTTACTTTAATGTAATGGAATTAACACATGGTAACCAAAGAAAGACTGACAGGATTATGTGGAGTCTTCAAGGTAACTTTGAGCATGGTAGGATTATTCTTAACAAAGAACATAAGTGGGCTGACTTTAAAGACCAGTACCTGATGTTTCCTTCTACACAAGTGCATGATGACCTTATCGATGCGTTGTCTTATGTGTCTCAGATTGCCAACACAATATCAGTTGATGATTACGAAGAAGAAGACTGGAATCCTTTAGATATTGAAAGTGCTTATTAATTTTATAAGGAAAGAGCATGAGTGAAACCAACAATCAGTTAGTGGAATGGGTGACAGCACGCTGTGAACAGTGGCGCTCACATAAAGAGACTAACTACATGGAAGAGTGGGATCGCTATGAGCGTCTATGGCGGGGTATCTGGGCTAGTGAAGACCGCACCAGGGACTCTGAAAGGGCTAGGATTGTCACCCCAATGCTTCAGCAGGCTATTGAAACCTTTTCTGCTGAAATAGATGAAGCCATATTTGGTCGTGGTGAGAAGTTCTTTGACATTGTGGATGATGATGACACTCCACAAGACGTAGAAATAATGAAGAAACTACTTACTAGGGACTTTAAAAAGGACAAAATACGTAAGTCTGTCTCTGATATTGTCCTCTTAGGTGCTGTGTATGGTACTGGTATCGGTGAGATTGTCCTCACCACCAAGACAGAGATGGTTCCTACTACGCAGCCAATGCCTGAAATGGGATTATCTGCTATCGGAGTTACTGAAAAAGATAGGATTGCTGTAGAATTACGTCCTGTCAATCCAAGGAACTTCCTTATTGACCCTAATGCAGCCTCAATTGAAGAGGCTTTAGGCTGTGCTGTAGAGGATTTTGTGTCTATCCATAGCGTAGTACAGGCAATGGAGAACGGAACGTACAAGAAGGCTAATATTGGCCCTGCTGCCAGTGATATTGACCTAGAGCCTACACAGGAAGAAGTAGAGTATCAGCAAGACAAGGTAAAGTTACTACGTTACTACGGGTTAGTGCCTAAAGAGTTGCTTGATAACGTAGACACTAACAAGTATGTAGACCTATTCTCTAAATCTGGGGATGACGAGTCTAATGAAATGGCTGAGTTTTCTGAGTTGGTAGAGGCTATTGTTGTTGTAGCTAACGATGGTACTCTGCTTAAGGCAGAAGAGAATCCTTATATGATGAAGGATCGGCCTATTGTAGCATTCCAGAATGACAGTATGCCTAATCGCTTCTGGGGCAGAGGCATTGCTGAGAAGGGCTACAATATGCAAAAGGCTATCGATGCACAGGTTCGTGCTCACCTTGATAGCCTAGCACTGACAACAGTGCCTATGATGGGTATGGACGCTACTAGGATGCCTCGTGGTGCTAAGTTTGAAGTAAAGCCAGGTAAGACTATCCTTACCAACGGCAATCCATCAGAGATCCTGCAACCATTCAAGTTTGGTAACCTAGACCCTGCTAACTTAGCCACTGCCAAAGAGTTTGAGCGTATGTTGCTACAAGCTACTGGTACTATTGATAGTGGTACTATGGGCTCACCAGCAGGCACACCAGAGTCCTACGGCACTAACCCTGCTCTAATGGCTATCATTAAGAAGTCTAAGCGTACTCTGGTGAACTTCCAAGAGCAGTTCTTGATTCCTTTCATTACAAAGTCAGCGCATAGGTATATGCAGTTTGATCCTGAAAGGTATCCAGTACAAGATTTTGTGTTTGCACCTATAAGTCACTTAGGTATTATCGCTAGGGAGTTTGAGCAGGTTCAGTTTATTAACCTGTTGAAGACTCTTGGTCCTGATAGCAAGATTACTCCGATCATACTCAAGGCTATTATTGAGAATAGTGGCTTAGAGAATCGTGAAGAACTGATTCAGCAGCTAGAAGCAATGTCACAGCCTTCAGAGCAAGAACAGCAGATGCAACAACAGATGCAAGAGATGCAACTACAGGCTGCACAGTTGGAATTGGCTGATAAACAAGCTGATATTCAACTTAAACAGGCTAAAACACAGAGTGAAGTAGCAGACACACAACTTAAACCAATGGAGTTACAGGCTAAAGTAGCGGCATCAGCATCTAAGTACCTGTCTGACTCTAACGATCCTACTAGAGAGTTTGAGAAGCGTGTCAAGATTACTGAGTTAGCGCTGAAGGATAAGGATATTAATACTAAGCGTGAGATTGCTCAGTTACAAGTATTATCTTCTCGTCAAAAATAATTCAAAAAAGACTTGACAAGTGCATTCAGTTGTGGTACAATGCAATTATTAAGTAAGTCAGCGCTCACTATGGAGATAACGCTTGGACAAAGACGAATTACAGAAGTTTTACGAACGCAGGTTTGATTTATTTGCCACTATTGGCTGGACTGAGTTACTAGAGGACTTTGACAACCTCAAAAAAGGATACGAAGACCTAGCCAAGATAAATACCATCGAGGAACTTTGGTATACAAAAGGGCAAGTAGACATGATTAATTACCTACTGAACCTTAAAACTCTTTCAGAGCAAGCGTACGAGGAATTAGTCGATGAAGATAATTAATGACTTTGAGTGTGCCAAGGGCCACAAAGAAGAATACTTTGTTGACAGGGATGTTATGAGCGTCACCTGCCGACACTGTGGTAATGAAGCAACTAAGTTGCTATCAGCACCACGAATAGCCTTAGATGGCTGTTGCGGTGACTTTCCTACTGCCTCCGATGCTTGGATAAGACGTAGGGAATCTCACATGAAGTATGAAGCAAAGATGGGTATTGGACAGGGATAAAGAAAGTCTCCCTAAAACAAAAAAGTATTCTTTCTATAAAGCTAACATAGCTCAGGGGAATTAATATGGCTGAATTTATTGATGACAGTGTAGATAATAGTTTACAAGAAGGCGAAGAACACCAAGAAATTGAACAGGCAGAAGAGCTAAGGCCAGAGCCGGTTCAGCAGACAGAGGAAGAGGATCTCCCAGAGAAGTATAAGGGTAAGGATCTCAAAGAAATCGCCAGGATGCACCAGGAGGCTGAAAAGCTAATTGGTCGTCAAGGGTCTGAAGTTGGTGAATTGCGTAAGATTGTAGACGATTTCATCAAAGCTCAAGCATCAGGTAATCAGCAACCGCAAGAGCCTGTCGAAGAAGTAGATTTTTTCTCCGATCCTGAGAAAGCAGTATCAAAAGCAATTGAAAACCATCCGAAGATAAAACAAGCTGAACAAGCTGCTCTTCAGATGCGGATCGCTGAGACGGTAAATATGCTTAAACAAAAGCATCCAGATTTTATGCAAGTTGCTGAAAGTCCTTCTTTCCAAGAGTGGGTATCGGCATCTAAAGTACGAGTTCAGTTGTTTGCTGCTGCAAATAATTATGACTTCGATGCTGCGGATGAGTTACTGACTGTGTGGAAAGAACGCAAGCAAGTAGCGGATGCAACAATAAAAGCAGAAAAACAAGACCGAGAGCGATTGATCAAGAGTGCTACTGCGACAGCAGCAAAAGGAAGTGAAGAAGCTCCTTCTAAGAAGATTTATAGGCGTGCGGATATTATAAAACTGATGCAAAACGATCCAGACAGATACGATTTAATGCAGCCAGAGATTATGGCAGCGTATCGTGAGGGTCGTGTTCGTTAACTTAACTTTATACAAAGGATATTATCATGGCACTTGGAACCGATCACGTACTAGTTGGACAGGCTAAAACAGCAGGTTTTGTACCTGAAGTATGGTCTGATGAAATCATTGCTGCTTACAAGAAGAATCTTGTAGCTGCAAACCTTATCAAGAAAATGAACTTTAAGGGTAAAAAAGGCGATACCGTCTACTTCCCTGTACCTGTTCGTGGTAATGCTACTGCAAAGAGCAAGACTGCCCAGGCACAAGTTGTTCTGATTCCTGAGACTGGCACTAAACTGACTGTCAGCATCGATCAGCATTATGAGTATAGCCGCTTGATTGAGGACATCACGGAAGTACAAGCTCAGTCGTCACTTCGTCGCTTTTATACGGATGATGCTGGTTATGCGCTATCTACCCGCATCGACACTGATGTGTTGGCTCAGGCTTCTAAGGCTCAGGGTGGTGCTGGTAACGCTACTTATGACAAGGCTGTTATCGGCGGTGATGGCTCTACTCTGTACACTTCTGGCTCTGCTAATGCTACGGCGATTACTGACGCTGGTATTCGTAAAGTAATTCAGACGCTGGATGATCAGGACGTACCTATGGATGGTCGTTTTATGATTATTCCTCCTGTAACGCGTAACACGTTGCTTGGTCTGTCCCGCTTTACTGAGCAAGCCTTTGTTGGCTCTGGTGACTCTATCCGCAATGGTCAGATTGGTGACATCTATGGCGTAAAAGTCTATGTGTCCACTAACTGTGCTACTGCTACTGGCGGCGCACGTATTGCTGTTATGGCACATCCTGAGTTTGCTGTGTTGGTTGAGCAGCTTGGTGTTCGTGTTCAGACCCAGTACAAGCAAGAGTACCTTGCTACGCTGCTGACTGCTGACACGCTGTACGGTGTTGGTGAGTTGCGTGATAAATCAGCAGTTGCCATCGCTGTTCCAGCCTAATAACTCAACAGCCCCTTCGGGGGCTTAACCCTTTTAGGAGATTATTATGGCTTTAACCTCTGTAAAAATTAATTCCAATGCTCGTCAACAGTTCCCTGGAGTATTCTCCAATGTAACCGTTGCTAGTGGCGTTAAAGACTTTGGTACTATCGCTGATGGTGTTGATGCTCAAGATACTATTGCTATTCCTGGCGTAGCTGCTGGTGATATGATTCTTGGTGTATCTTCTTCAGCAAATGACAAACTAACGCTGTCTGGTACTGTTGCTGCTGCTGGCTCTGTTGCTATTACTGCTGTTAATAACACTGGTGGTTCAGTAACTTCAACTGCTACTGCTGTTTATACTGTTGTTGTAGCTAAACTAGTTTAATATAGCCCCTTCGGGGGCTTATTAATATATAGTCGGAGATATAATGTCAATTTATCGTGGCCCAGATTCTTCGTTTGGTATTCCTGTAGGACCGACAGGACCGACTGGTCCACAAGGAGCACAAGGCGTTATTGGTTTAACCGGACCTACTGGCCCTACTGGCCCTATTGGTCCTTCTGGTGGTCCTGCTGGACCCACTGGCCCTACTGGTAGCATTGGACCTACTGGTCCTACGGGACCACAAGGCAATATTGGCCCCACCGGACCAACTGGTAATATTGGTCCCACTGGCCCCACTGGTGCAGCATCGACAGTACCAGGACCAACTGGCAACACAGGACCAACAGGGCCACAAGGCTTAACTGGTCCTACTGGCCCAACTGGTCCTATTGGCCCCACTGGAACGCCTGGAAGTGGCTCAGGAACTGTTACTTCTGTTGGTGGTACAGGTACAGTTAATGGTATTACTCTAACAGGTACAGTCACATCTTCTGGTAATTTAACCCTTGGTGGCACTCTTTCTAATGTGAGCTTGACTACCCAAGTCACAGGAACTTTACCCGTTGCAAACGGTGGTACAGGCATTACATCGTTCGGTACTGGTGTAGCCACTTGGCTAGGTACCCCTTCTTCTGCAAACCTAGCAGCAGCCGTTACGGATGAGACAGGTTCTGGTTCTTTAGTTTTTGCTACTTCACCAACTCTTATTACTCCTGTACTTGGTACTCCAACATCTGGACAACTTAGTAATTGTACTGTTGATGGTACAGATGCGGTTGGTTTTAGAAACACACCTGTTAATTCACAAACTGCTGCATATACGTTAGTGTTGGCTGATTCTGGTAAAACAATACTCCATCCTGCATCAGACAATAACGCACGAACATTTACAATTCCTGCAAACTCAAGCGTTGCTTATCCTGTAGGTACTGTAATTACTTTTGTAAACTTGATTAACACAGTAACAATTGCAATTACTTCTGACACAATGTATCTTGCTGGTCCTGGAACTACAGGGTCACGAACACTTGCTGCTTATGGTGTTGCATCCGCAGTAAAGGTTGCTTCTACTACTTGGGTAATTTCAGGGAATGGCCTTACATGACCGGAATACTTAATGCTCTTTTAGCTGC